CGATAGGAAATACTACTGTTTCGAAAGAACCTGAACTATCTGTTGCTGATGCTTCGTTGATTAAGTGAGACGCTTGGTTTTCATATAATTGTGCCATGTTCTCTTTAACGTGACCTCTAAGTCCGTCTAGGAATCCTAATCTATCCCATTTGTTAATTGTATCTTCTTTGATAACTTTAAGGTGTTTTAGTCCTATATTACCAACAAGACCTGATTCTAATAATGCTCCCATTTTTTTATTTTTTAATTTTAGGTTTATTTATTATTAATTTATTTTGTCCATTAAATCCTTCATTCTTAAAAATTGAGGATTTTCATAGGTTTTTGATTCAATTAAGTTTGCCGCGGAACCCGTTTGTGGAGTTTTAGTTACTTTTCTCTGAATAGATTCTGTAACAACTTCACCTACGTTTTTACCGTCTAACTCACCTTTTATTGATTTGTAGAGATTTTTAGATTCTTTTAAAGATTCAACATTATCAAATCTTCTTAGAATATTAATTTTCTCTTGTTTAGTTGTTGAATGTTCTGTGAACAATCTAGTTGAGTATGCTAAATTTGAATTAAATACTGCAACCTCGTTAAGTTTGTTTCTGAAAAAATCCAAAGCTTTTTTGTATTCTTCATTTTTTTCTCTTAATATTTTCATTTCTTTATTAAAAGATTCGTTTCTAACTTGACTTGGTGCGGTAACTCTACCTCTTTCAGCCCTTCTTCTGTATGTCATTGTTCTTGAAGCCTCAGTGGTTTCGCCTTCTTTTTCTTCGTCATCCCATCCTTCTCCAAGTTCGTCTTCATCGTCTGAAACTTCAGTGACTCCCTTTTTCAAGGTTTTAGGGTAACTAAATTTAGGTTTACCGATTCGACCTTTTGGTTTGAAAGATTCCATCCCAAGACCTTTTGGAGATGCTGGATTTGTAATTAAATCCTCTTCTTCCTCAAGATCCCATCCTTCGCCTAATTCATCGTCTTCGTCTGAAGTTTCAGCTACCCCTCTTTTCATAGTTTTAGGGTATTTGAATTCTTTCATTTTTCCAACTCTTCCTTTAGGTTTAAAAGACTCTTCCATTTCCTCAAGATCTGTGTCTTCTTCATTGAAAGAAAGTTCATACATTACTTCATCTTTTTCTTCATCGTCCCAACCTTCACCAAACTCTTCATCTTTTTCTTCGTCATCGTACTCCAAAAGATATTTTGTTTGGTATCTGTTTCGATTTTCATTGATATTTGATCTCATTTTCTTTCTTCTATTATTACCCTCGGTTTGTATCATGTAATCTCTGTTGGTTTCATTATCACTTAAATGTAAATATCCACCTTCTTTTTTTACGATGATCCCATCTTCGTCACCCATAGCTTTAAAAACTTTTAAAACTTCCTCTGGTGATGCAGATGTCATGTCCAATGGGGCAATTTCATCTTGATTATCGTCAGTCATAGTAACATCAATTTCAGTACCTGTCGGTTCTGCATCAAAATCTACGTCTAACTCTTCTTCGTCATCCATACCTTCTTCGTCTTCTAAATCTTCCTCACCTTCTAAATCCTCATCTTCAATGTCTTCAATGTCTTCTGGGGTTTCAAGGTCTTGTTCTTCTTGTTCGTATAGTGACTTTTTTCTTTTTTTAGAACCTTGTAAAGATTCTCTTACTAATTCACTGATTTCTTCCTTCATAGTAGAAGCAAGTATTCCTTTTGCATTTTCACTGATAGCTTCTTCGACCGCTTTTATTTGTAATAACGTGTCTTCAACCACCGATTTTTTTTCAATACTCATTTTTAAAAAGCACTCTTGTTAAGTTTATTTACTAAATAAATATATCAATATTGAAAAAAAGTATTTTTTTTTATGTTTTTTATTTTACGCAAAAAAAAAGGATTCATTTCTGAATCCTTTAAATAAATAAAAATTAATATTTTTTTATTCTATAACCTCGTCTATTTTACTTTCAACAATTGCAGTTATCCTCCAATCCATTGTGTAAGTTTCATAAGCCTTTGTTACTTTAGCCTCAACGTCTGTTGGTGAAAATGCTTTAACCAACTTTTCTTCTTTAATTTTTTTTACTTTACCTGAGTTTTCATCAACCATATCTGTTGTTACTCTTGCTACGAAATATTTTTCATCCATGTCTTATAATTTTATTTATCCAAATAATCGGATAATCTTTTCATTAAGTCAACAGATTTGTTTAATGGATTTGATGATAATTCAATATTTTCGTGTTCTGTAAGTTTTTCTTCGTATTTTGGTCTATCTTCTTTATTCAAATAAAGGTATGCTCCTGGTGTTGACGGTGAAGAAACTAAATCAAAACAAATAAGTTCAAAATCTTCTTGCACTTCATTTTGTTCTCCTTTTTTAACTAAAGAACCGACACCTCTAGATGAAACCCCCATAGTCACTCCTTGTCTCATCATATTTGCCGCTACGTCACCTTTAGATGATACAATTCCTCTTTCATGGAAACCTGGTGTTGTTAGAAGTTTAACTTTACCCATAAGTACATTGTCTTCCCACCACACTTCAGTAATTAAGTGAGCAACTCTATCTAAGTCGATAAGTGAAGATTCGGGGTGATTAAGTTCTGATATTGACATACCTTTATTAATCATTTCTTTATATCTGTCAGCTTCTCTTTTTAATATTTTTTCAGGATAAATTCTACCATTTCTATTTGGTACGCCGTATTTTTGTAATGTTGCATAAAAAACAAAAGGTTTAGAATGATCTAATTGACCATAAGATTCTTTTATTACATTGCTATTTCTATATTCATTTGGGTTAATTACACCCGCATCCCACTCAACTAAAATTCCTTTACCTGTGTCATTTGGTCCTAATATTTTCATAATGTTTTTTATGATAAATATTATATTAATTGGGTTTCTTTATTTTTAGTCAAACTTAATGTAAAATACTTTGATTTTTTTAAATCATCATAATAGATGTTAGTTATAATATTTTTTAATTTAGATCTTAAAATTAAAGATTTAAAATCTAATGTTTTATCATGTATAAAAAGTGTTATTTCTAAATTTAGAAAACTTTTTTTATTTTTTTGAATACCGCTAGTTCTTAAATCTAAATCCACAATCTGCTTTCTTTCAAATGTGGTAAACTCAACAACTTCAAGTAATGTGTGTAATATTTGTCTTTTTATTAAACCTGTTATTTTGTTCCAATTTTCTTCGTCACTTAGTGGTTCCACCCATGTTTGTAATATAATATAAATTGATTTTAAATCTTTGGAATCGACTGTTCCGTAGTGACATTTTGCATCATCAAAAATATTTAATTTTGATGTTTTTCCTTTTTTCATTCTTCATTTCTTACGAGTTTATTTTTTGTAATATTAATAAAAAAAATAACTGTTGTCAAAAATTAAAAAAAATCCTACTATTTATATTAAAAAAGTAAAAATTTTATGATAATAGTTCACGTAAAAAACGAAAAGTCTTTAGAACAAGCATTAAAAATATATAAATTTAAAGTTTATAAAACTAAACAAATTCAAAAATTACAAGAACGTCAAGAATATAAAAAACCCTCCGTAAAACGAAGGGCTCAAGTTCAAAAGGCGAAATACAAACAACAAAATCAAACGTTTTCTTGAGTATCATCCTTTTTTTCTTCCGATTTTTTTCCAAAAATCTTTTCTGTCGAAGTAAGACCCAAACAACCAAATGCTAACATAGCAACCGCATTCACTAAAGTGTCTGATGGTCTTATGTCTCCATGACTGTAACTATTAACATACAAAGTAACACAAAGAGACACACCACATAAGATTCCTACAAATCTTTTTGATGACGCATTACCTTGACTGTCCATAAACAATCTTCCGACTCCACTAAAAAATTTTTTCATAGTCCCAAACTTAATTTTTTTAGTTTATAATAATCATAATGGTTACACTTTGCACCCATTATTTTATTTATTGTTTTGTCTATTGCACCTTTAAGTTCATTATCATGAGATTCATTTATTGAGCTTTTTAGATTTTCCAAAACAATTTTTTTAGTTTTTTCAAAATTTTCTTTTAATTCTTCACCGTTAAGTTTTAAAATTTCATCTAATTCTTTTTTATCATTTTCATTTAATATTCCTATTTCTTTTTTTAAACTTTCATTGGCAATTTTTACCACAGAAGAAATGGGTAGATTAAAAGATTCTTTTTGTAATGTATTTTTAAATTCTTTAATTAAAGTTTCTTTTATATTTTTTTTTGATTCTAAAACTGTTTCTAATTCCCTAATTCCTTTTTTATAAACAGCGTTATCAATATCCGAATAATTATTTGTCGTTTTTTTGTTCCAAGAATTAATCCATAGATTAATTTCCTTTAACCTTTTACTTTGACTTTCTAAAAGTATTTGTGAATATTCAATTGACTCATTAATATAATCATTTGCAATATCAGTGGGTAGTCCTTTATTTGATGATAAATCATCATAAATGTAATATAACTCAGATAGGTCTTTATTTTCTAAAACCAAATGTTTAAATTCAAAAATAAACCTTTTAAATTCAGGTTTTTTTGCAAATTCAACTGCAGTATTTTCAATTTTAGTTTTAATTGTGCCAAAAGTGTTCATAATTTTTATTTTATAAATATCACTTATCTATCAATTTTTTAAGTTTTTGATCTATTTCAACTAAAGAATTACGTCCTTTCGATAAATCAACATAATCAACACCTTTAAATAATGTTTCTTCTAATATTAAATTTAAATCGTCTTTTTTAAATCTTTCAGGTAATCCCGCACCAGCAGCATCTCCACCAGCGGGTTCTGAAGGTGGTGCCGGTGCACCCATACCCATTCCACCCATAGCCCCGCCAGATTCTGAACCTGTAGTTGCGGCACCGGCAGATGCGGTACCTCCTGATTTAGTTTTATATAAATCATCTATATTATCAAATAATCCTGTTGATGAAATGACTTCAGGTGTTTTTGCCAATTCTCCTGCAACTGCTCTTTCGATTCTTTGTTGTTGTATGTCTAATCTTATCTCTTCATCTGAAAATCCTAAAATATGTTTTTTAGCCCAAGAAGCCGAAACCGCAGCCACTGAATTAGGTATTTCTGCAACCGCATCTTTGTATAATAATATTTTTTCTTTCCAAACCTCAACACCAAGTAAATCTGCCTGTTTAGATGGATTGTGTAATGATATAGAAAAATTAGTTAACTCATCTTCAAAACCAAGTAAGAACAAATGAATTATTGCGATTTTATTTAATTCCGCAATCATAGATTTTTGTATTCTATTAATTGTTCTTGCAAAACGAATATCTAGTAAAGATAAATTTTTACCATCACCAACGGCTTCTTCAAACCCTAAATATGCCTTAGGAATTCTTAAAGATGTTACTAATTTTTTTTGTATATATTCAATATCCGCAATCTCACCCATATTTTGACCACCTGCCAAAGTTTCGATTGGGTTTGTTGCTGAAGGATCCCTAACAGGAATAAAATAATCTTGGTCAACCGCTAATTGATTATACCTCATATCAACATTACCGGTTTTTGGGTCAGCGACTTGGTCCCTTTTAAATTTACTAGCAACTTTTTGTACGTAAGCATCAACGTCTTTATCATCCATATTACCAACAAAAACTTTAAAAACCCTTCTTTCAGGTGCTCTCGATAATCTATATATCAACATAGCATCTTCACACAAAAGAAGTTGTTTCCAAATACGTCTTGCTTTTTCTAACATAGAAGTACCATACGGTAGTTTTCTATCATCACCTAATATTCTAAAATGGGCAATCTCCCAAGTATTGAACTCCATGTTTTTTTCTTTCCAAGTAAATTTCAATGAATCGTTTTCAGTTTCTTTAGCATAAACGTCGGCACCAATTTTCATCCCCTTTTCAATTCTTTCTATTTGGATATTAGGTAATTGTTGGCAACCTACAACCCCTTGTTCTGGATCTAATTTTAGGTAAACAAAATTATCACCATATTTACACGTATTTCTAGTCCACATTGGTAGGTTGGTATTTATGTCTAGCCTAGACATGAACAAATCAACTAAAACAGATTTTATTCTTTTTGATTCTGAATAAATTTTTATAATGTACCCATCTTTGTCTGGTGTTGTGGATTCTTCCCCGTAAATATCTAAAGCTGCCGAAATTTCAGGAGTATATTCCATAGACTCATAATCATAGTAAGAAGCGATTCTTGTCGGTTCGTAATAAACCGCTTGTTGATATAAATTACTCTCAACTTTCTGCCATTGTTTACCAATATACATAGATTGTTGAGCCTCTAACTTTTCTCTTTCGTAGTCTTGCTTATTTGTTGTTTTTAATAATTCTTTTTTATCGAATTTAAATACAGGACTTTGTTGATCTAAAGTAGAATCAGGTCCAAAAACCCTCCCTAATCTTTGCCAAACTGTAAATTTTTGTTCTGCCATAACTTTTTTTTTAAAAAATAATATTTAACTTTTTAAACTAAACCCTTTTAGATCCAAATAACCATAAATAGTTTTGGTAATCGCTCTGAGTAATCGTTCCTCTTTGGTCTATAAATCTACCATACCTATCAACAGGAATCCCTGGATTAAATTTTTCGTGAGAATGTTCAAATTCGTTTTTATCTGTTGACCAAGAATTTATCATGGCCTTTGCTTGTTCAGTGGCCTTTTCTAATTTTGAAAAAGACGTTTCGGCAACATAAACCGCCATAGCAAATGCCATTATTAAATCATCATGTTGCCCTTTTTGGTGGTCTGGTCTACCGTTTACATAAACAAAAGTGTTTAATTCATTAAACAACCTTTGTGACCTCATAGAAAAATCAAATCTTAACGCTTCTTCAAACGCCTGTATGATTAATACTCTTTTTGAATTAAAGTTAATACCCGGAATCTTATCTTGATTTTTAGGATCCCATTTCCATTTATCCGCAGGATTGATACCATCAACGTATAGATTTTTGTAACCAAGTTCTTGTAGTTTTCTTGATGTTGAAACTCCCATACCTCCAGTTATATCGGTCACAATAAATGCATTATACATGGTACCCCATTTATATGCAATTTCTGCCAAAATATCAGGAGGAACTTTACCGATATATTCTAATACCTGTTCTCTTTCATCAAAAT